GTTCAAGCCAATCCACGATCGCGAGATCGGCGCATGCGAAGACTTCCGCTTCATCAGCTCGCCCCTGCTCAAGCCTTTCCTGGCTTCCGGTGCAGTGGTTGGCCAGAGCGGCATGCTCTCCGTCGGTGGCGTCAACATTGACGTGTATCCCTTCATCATCATCGGTGAAGACGCATGGGGTCAGGTTGCACTGAAGGGTATGTCGGCTATCAAGCCGGTCGTGCTCAAGGCTTCCCAGACCAACCACGCCAACCCGCTCGGCCAGTTCGGCTTTGTGGGCGCCTCCACCTGGTTCGCAACCGTTCGCTTGAACGACGCCTTCATGGCTCGTATCGAAGCTGGTGTGACCGCTCTCTGATGAAACTGTCGGCACTTAGCAATAAGTGCCGACTTTTCTAAACGAAAGGAAAACACCATGGCTTCAAACCAGTTTTATGAACTCCTGAACCGGGGCACCATCGACGGTCTTGAGCCCGAGGCAATTGCTGGCAGCTCGCTGGCAATCTCTGGCAGCGGTACTGTTGGCGGAAGCCTCACTGTCACAGGCGGCGTCACTGCTGCTGTTACAGGCAACGTCGTTTCTAACTCGGTCGCCATTGGCGGCGGCACGGCAATTACCAAAGTTTTGACGGCCACGGCCGCTCTTGATTTTGGCTCGATTGCTGCTGCTGGTAGCGAAGACAAAACCATCACCGTTGCCGGCGCTGCCGTTGGCGATGCGGTTGCGTTTAGCTTGCCCGCTGCTATCGACGCTGGACTTGTCTTCAACGCCTTTGTTACAGCTGCCGACACTGTCACCATTCGCGCAACCAACGTAACCGGAGGAGCGATCGACGCCGCTTCCGCTACGTTCCGCGTCGTGGTCATCAAGTTCTAATTATTCCCGAAAGGAACCCTAACCATGTCTTACAACATTAGTCAAATCAACAGCGGTTTCGTATCGCTGACCGCTGCCGGCCTAGCCGAAGGCACCAACGCCAACACCTACAAGACTGTCAACACGCTCGATTACACCAGCAATGGCGTGTTTAAGTCGGAAGCTGCTGCAGACAACATCGCTATGACGGCCGGCATTGGCACTGTGCCTCCTTCGAGCGCTGCTCTGTATGCAGTGTGGGTTAACGCTGCCGGTGATTTCTCCAACTCTCGCGGTCCTGTTGTTGCCGCTGGCGAACCCTGCCCGGTCCCCACTGCACCTGCTGCAAACCTGACGCTGGTTGGCTTGATCAAAGTAACGACCGATGCCTCAACCACGTTCACTCCTGGCTCGACTGACCTCGGCAATGCCGGCGTTACCGACGTCTACTACGACTGCATGACCATGCCAGGTAGTGCTCTGTAAGTAATGCCATCTCCCTGTCCCTCCACTGGGAGTTTGAGGGGCGCTTAACGGCGCCCCTCTTTTTTGGCACGCAGTTTTCTAACTAACCGGAGATTTTGAGATGGCAAAAAATAGTGCGCCCGTACAGGGCCTAGAAGTACGTGACGACCAAGCAGTCGTTGAACCCGTAAGCCAATCGACAGACTTGGCCAAGCTTGTGTCTGACGAAGCGTTTATGAATGAAGTGGTCACGATCATGATTCATTCGACAACGGATGAGAACCAGGCCAATCACGTCATCGTGAATTGCAACGGCACCAACCAACCCATCATCCGCGGCGTGCCGACGATCGTTAAGCGCAAGTACGTCGAGATCTTGGCCCGCATGAAAGAGACGAAGTACACGCAGGTTACGCCTAACCCGGCTGCACCTGACATGTCAGAGCTTCGTGCTCGCCACGGTTTGGCTTATCCCTTCGACTTAATTGACGATAAGAATCCGCGCGGCCGAGCCTGGTTGCAGAACGTCTTAGCTGAACCAGCTTAATCGGAGATAGCCGGTGAACTACCTTGAGCTGATCAATCGTACCCGCGTGGAGTGTGGAATCTCTGGTTCCGGCACGCCACTGCCGACGGCGCAAGGTCTCACCGGCGAATCTTCTCGTGTTGCCAACTGGGTCAATCAGGCCTGGGAAGACATTCAAACTGCTCACGAAGATTGGCAGTGGATGCGTGACACGTTTCAATTCAACACGGTCACGCAACAGCAGATCTACACGCCGGCCGACACCGGCGTTGGAACAACGTTTGGTAACTGGAAACGCGACAGCTTCCGCTGCTCGAGCGTTGGCCAGAACTACCAGGACGAGCAGTTGCTCAATTACATGGACTGGTCGGTGTTTAGGAATCTGTACATCTACGCCAGCATGCGCACCACCTATGCGCGTCCAGTCGTGGTCACAATCGACCCCGACAAAAATCTTGGCTTTGGTGCGACACCCGATCAGCCGTACGTGATCGTGGGCGAGTACTACAAGAAGCCAGAACTATTCGTAAACGATACGGACGCGCCACCGGCGACGTACCCGGATCGATTCCACATGGCCATTGTCTACCGAGCCATGATGTACTACGCCGGCTACGAGGCAGCACCAGAGGTCTATTCGCGTGGCGAGATTGAGTTCAAGCGTTTGATGAACCGTCTCAACATCGACCAGCTGCCAACGCCGGTGAGCGGACCACCGTTGGCTTAAGGGGGGAGCGACATGCCTGCTCCCAAAATGCCGCCGGTTCAATACAACCTAATTCAATTAAAGGGTGGTCTTGACCTGGTCACACCAACCCTATCTTTGCCTCCCGGCGTCGCTCGCGAAGCCGTTAATTATGAAGTCTCTATCACGGGCGGATATTCCCGCATCGCTGGCTACGAGCGCTTTGATGGCAGGCCCAATCCTTCCGATGCAACTTATACGATCCTGACGCTGAACATCACCGGCGCAATTGCTGTCGGTGACACGATCACGGATGTGACTACCGCCGTCAGTGGCGTGGTCATTCAGGTCGATGGCAACATCATCGTTTACACCAAGCAGGTTGGCGGTTTTGTTGTCGGCGACGACATCTACGTTGGCGGTGTGCTGCAGGGCGACGTCACCGCCCTTGGCGGTGCAATTAGCTCGAGCAACTCGCTTGCTGCACAGCTGGCTTATCTGGCTGCCGAAGAGTATCGCCAGGACATCCAAGCGGTTCCTGGCAGCGGTCCAATCCGCGGCGTGTCCTACTACAACAGCACGGTCTACGCGTGGCGCAACAACATTGCCGGGACGGCAATGGACCTTTACGAGTCCAGCGCAAGCGGCTGGACGCAAGTCAGCCTTGGCTTCGAGCTTGAGTTTGACACCGGCTCAGTAGCTATCAATGAAGGCAACATTGTTACGGGTGGCACAAGTGGCGCAACCGCCACGGTCACTCGAGTAATTATCGAGTCTGGCGACTGGTCGAACAGCGATGCCGCCGGCCGGCTGATCTTTGCCTCAGTGTCCGGGACGTTTCAGGCCGGCGAGGACTTGGTCGTTGGCGCACCTCGAGCGGTAGCTGTCGGCGCGCAGTCTGCCATCACGTTGCTGCCAAATGGCCGCGTGGAAACGGTCATTGCCAACTTTGGTACGTCGACCAGGATGTACGGCGCAGATGGCGTAAACCGGGCTTTTGAATTTGATGGCACAGTGTTTGTGCCAATCACCACCGGTACGGCAAACGACACGCCGGACCACGTCGTAGTGCACAAGCAGCATTTGTTTTTGAGCTTTGACTCGTCCGTGCAGTTTTCCGCGCTTGGCAACCCATACAACTGGGAAGCCCTTAACGGCGCCGGCGAGTTTGTAGTCACCGATCACGTCACGTCTTTTCTGATTCAGCCAGGCGACCAATCGACTGGCGCGCTGGCCATCTATTCAGATGACAACACTCAGATCCTGTACGGGTCTGCGGCCAATAGTTTCAACCTGGTCTCGTACAACATTGGTACGGGAGCCAAACCGTACAGCACTCAGAACCTTGGCGTGAGTTACTCGTTCGATGACCGAGGTGTCATCAACCTGCAAACCACGCTGAACTACGGCAACTTTGATTCAGCAGCGCTGACGATGAACATTCGACCGTTCATCCAGCAGCGCCGCAACTTAGTAACAGGCTCTGGCGTAAACCGCGAGAAGGGCCAGTACCGGGTTTTCTTCAGCGACAGCTACGGGCTGTATCTGACGATCAACAACGGCCGCTACATGGGCGCCATGCCTGTGCAGTTTCCCAATCCGGTTACGTGCATGGTCGAAGGCGAGAAGCCCGACGGATCAGAGACCGCGTTCTTTGGTTCCGACAACGGCTTTGTGTATCGCTTGGATGCTGGGACGTCGTTTGACGGTGCGGAGATTTCAGCCAACCTAGTGTTGGTGTTTAACGCCATTGGCAGCCCGCGCGTGTTGAAACGATTCCGCCGCGGGTCTCTTGAAATTACTGGTACGGGATACGCAGAGTTTGCGTTCAGCTATGACTTGGCTTATGGCTCGCCAGACATTGCTCAAAACTTTGAACTGCCATATACGACCAACCTGGTAGCTAGTTTCTGGGACCAGGTGTTTTGGGACAACTTTGTTTTTGATGGACGCACGTTGGCGCCGTCAGAAGTTGAAATGCGCGGTACCGGTGAAAACATTGCGGTTCGGATTGCATCGATCTCGGCGATCTACCAACCCTTCACCGTCAACAGCGTAATCCTGCACTACACAATGCGAAGAGGACTGAGATAATGCCCAACAGTTTTTATAATCACGGCTCGTTTCCAGCCACAGGATCCGCTGCAACCTCCGCATCAATGCGGGCCGAGCTGCAGCTTATTGCTGCTGGTTTCGACAAACTGCCAACGCTTGCTGGTAACAACAACCGCCTAGTGGTTGTCAATGGCACTGGCACCGGACTCACGGCGGTTGCTACTCTGCCGGCGATCAATGCAAACGACAGCGACTTCCTTATCCAGGACAACGCGGATAACAGTAAGAAGTTTCGGTTTGAAGCTAGCTCAATTGCCATTGGCACGACGCGCGTCTTCACGATGCCCAACGCCAACACCACGCTGGTGGGAACCGACACAACGCAGACGCTGACCAACAAAACGCTGACCACGCCGATCATTGCTCAGATCAGCAACACCGGCACGCTCACCCTGCCAACGTCCACCGACACCCTCGTCGGACGCGCAACCACCGACACTCTCACCAACAAAACGCTGACCGCACCGGTCATTGCAACGATCGTCAACACCGGCACGCTCACGCTGCCCACCTCAACCGACACTTTGGTTGGCCGGGCAACAACCGACACGCTAACGAACAAATCGATCAGCGGCTCATCGAACACACTCACCAACATCGCCAACGGCTCGCTGGTCAACAGCTCGGTCACAATCGGCTCGACCAACTTGAGCTTGGGCGGCACGATGACCACGCTGTCTGGTGTGACTATCAGCGGCTCATCGAACACCCTTACCAACATCGCCAACGCTAGCCTGACTAACAGCTCGGTCACAATTGGCTCGACCAACATTGCACTGGGTGCTACGGCCACGACCGTTGCCGGGCTGACGTTGACCGGCGCTGCCGTAAACGGCACGGTTGGCGCGACAACGCCCAGCACTGGCGCGTTCACAACGATCTCGACGTCTGGCGCTGCAACGCTGGCATCGGGTACGGTCAACGGCGCTGCGATCGTCAACATCTCTGATTCTCAAACGCTGACCAATAAATCGATCAGCGGCTCAGCCAACACGATTACCAACATTGGCAACGCCAGCCTGGTCAACAGTGGTTTGACCATCAATGGCGTCAACATTGCCCTGGGCGGTACGGCCACCATTACCGCGGCCAACCCCCAGGCGCTGACCGTTGGCACCGGCTTGCAGCTGAGCTCCGGCACAACCTACGACGGCTCGGCTGCTCGGACGATTAACATCGACGCCACGGTGGCCACGCTGACTGGTACGCAAACGCTGACCAACAAAACAATCAACCTGACCAGCAACACGCTGGTAGCCACATCTGCTCAAATTGCGGCTGCTGTAACAGACGAAACTGGCTCAGGTTCTCTTGTCTTTGCAACCTCACCAACACTTGTAACCCCCACCCTCGGTGCCGCATCTGCAACTTCTGTTGCGTTTGGCGCAGGCGCAGTAGGCACTCCATCTATTACCGCTACCGGAGACCTCGACACAGGCATCTTCTTCCCTGCTGCGGATACGATTGCCTTTACAGAAGGTGGCGTAGAGGCGATGCGTATCGACTCTAGTGGTAATGTGGGGATTGGTACGAGTTCGCCTTCAACAAAACTTGAAATCTCTGGAACAGGTAGTCAGTTTTTGACAGTTACTCGTACAGACGCTTCTATTGCTGGGTCAATACAACTTATTGGCGGCAGCTCATTAAATGCGCTTAGGTCTGTTGGAGCAAAACCGTTAGCCTTTGACACTAACTCAACCGAACGCATGCGTATCGACTCCAGCGGTAATGTGGGGATTGGTACGAGTTCGCCAACAGATTTGCTTTCTGTTGGAACTTTAGGAACGACTGCAGCACCAATCATAACAATTGGTTCAACTACCACAGGAAGCGGCTCTATTTATTTTGGTGATGGAACTGGAAGTGGCCGTTATCGTGGATATATGGAATATATTCACACATCTGATTATATGGCTTTTGGTACTGCCGCCACCGAGCGTATGCGTATCGACTCCAGCGGTAATGTGTTTGTTGGCGCAACAACTGGAAGTTATAAATTTGAAGTAACAGCAGCAACAGATATTGCACAATTTATTGCCACAGATGCAGGAGCAAGCGGCGCACAAGTTCAGTTATTTCACAATTCTGCAAGTCCAGCAAATAATGATGTTACAAGTCTAATTAACTTTGCTGGCATGGATAGCGCAGCGCAAGCAACAATTTATAGTCGTATCTCTGGCATTTCTACTAACGTCACAAACGGAAGCGAAAGCGGTGCAATTGCATTTAGCACACGAAACACAGGTACGTTTGCCGAGCGCCTACGCATAGACGCAAGCGGTAATGTGGGGATTGGTACTAGTTCGCCAAGCGGAATATTACACGCTACAACATCAGGTGCGCTTGGCACTACATCTTTATTTGAACGCACAACATCTAGTACAGATACATATTTTATTGCTTCTCGTACTTTAGCCACAACCAGCGGGGACATGGTAGATGGTTTTGGTGTATCTCATACTTTTAACATTAGAGATAGTGCAAATGTTATCAACCCGATTGCCGCAGTAGGCGCAAGAAGAAGCGGTGCTGACGATAGCGGTGCGCTCACATTTTATACATACTCTAGCGGTAGCGAGTCCGAACGTATGCGTATCGACTCCAGCGGTAATGTGGGGATTGGTACGACAGGTTCAATTAAACCACTTAGTGTTGAAATAACTTCTGCTCGTTCAGCAACGACAGATAATGAAGCAATTCGTGTCTCTTATGGTACTAACTCTGGTGTTCAACAATCTGTTTCTATTGGTTTTGCTACGGGAGTTTCACAAACCTATCCAGCAGCAAAGATTGAACTTTTAGAGTTTGACGCTGTTGATGACCCGTGGTAATTTACTGTTTTATACTAAGAAATGATAACGCAGATAACGCACCAACCGAACGTATGCGCATCACCTCTGCTGGCGAAGTGCTGGTGGGTGGGACTACGACACCACAATCAATTCAGGGTATATATTCAATACGTGCTAATGCCCAACCACAAATTGGACTATTTAGAGATGACACAACTATAAGTTCCGGCGACAGTTTTGGCGCTATTCAATTTTTTGGAAACGATACTACTTCAAATACGCCAACATCTCATGCGTACATTCAAGCAGCCGCATCCGGCACTCACGCCGCAGGCGATAACCCAACAGACTTAGTGTTTGGCTGTACCAATGACAACTCGGAAACGGTAGCGGAGTTTGCGAGGTTGGGACAGGGTGGGACTAATTCTCGGTATATGAGATGTTCTCAACCAACTACTGCAAACGGGGCTGACATAAATGTTCAAGCCGCTGCTGGTACTGCTGGAACGCTAAATAGATATGCTGCTGTGTCAGTTTACAAACACGCTGGCATTACAAACGCTTGTGGAAACCTAACGCTGTATGCTGAAGACGCTGCTGCAAATTATATTTGGGCAGACAACTCAGACATTCTCCGTATCTCTACAACACAAGACCACATCGGCACAACCTCTGGAACAGTAGTTGGCGCACAAACTTCTGACGAGCGTATCAAGAACATCCTCGGCCCAGTAACGTATGGCTTAAACGAAATCAACGCCATCACGCCGATGGAGTTTACGCTTAAGAGTGATGAAGAACAGACTAAGAAGATTGGCTTTATCGCTCAACAAGTGTTGCCGCTAGTCCCTGAGTCTGTGTTTGATACTGGCGAAGTTATTGAAGGCGAGCCAGAAGGCGCACCGACAAAACTTGGCATGGAATACGTTGCGCTGATTCCTGTGCTGGTCAATGCGGTTAAGGAATTGTCAGCAAAGTGCGATGCGTTGCAAACCGAAATCAATGTCTTGAAAGGAAACTAAGCATGGAATACAACTGGACTATTAACCAACTAAATCGCCAAACCACTGACGGTTTTGTAATTACCGTGCACTACTCAGTGACCGCCACCGACGGCGATTACTCCGCGAATACCTATGGCACCATCGGCTACGCCCCGAAAGAAGACGAGACGTATATCCCCTTCGAGGAGCTCACGCCTGAAATCGTCACCGGCTGGGTGCAAGAAAGCCTTGGCAAGGACACGGTCGAAGAAGCCCTGGCCGCACAGATCGATGCTCTGAAAAACCCAACGCAAGTCTCCGGACTGCCGTGGGCTGCCGCTGCTGAGTAACTAAACAACACCCAAACACGAACCCGGCATCTGCCGGGTTTTTTATTGCCTTAAAAAGGGAGAGAAGGAAAGTGAGCATGACACAACACTCAACGGAAACCGGAATCACGATAGCTACCAAAGCCGCTCCGCCAGTATCCGTATCGATTGCATCCATTGCCGGCTACCAGATCTCAGAGATTTTGCTCTGGGCGACTCTGGTCTATACCGTCCTGATGATTGGCCACAAGCTGTATCAGATTTATTTGGACATCAAGGCCAGAAAGTGAATCGCCTCCAGCTCGCTGCGTTGAGCCTTTCCGCCACAGCCTTGGTGGGCTTGGCTGCCCACGAGGGCTATGTCGAAAGGGCTTACCAGGACGTGGTTGGCGTGTGGACGATCGGCTTTGGTACGACAGAAAACGTCCGCTCTGGCCAGACCACCGATCCGGTCAAAGCGCTAAAGCGGGCTTTGACCGACGCCCAGAAGTTTGAGGGCGCCCTAAAGGAGTGTGTGAATGTTCCCCTTCACCAATACGAGTACGACGCTTTTATCTCTCTGGCTTACAACATTGGGCCAGGAGCTTTCTGCAAATCAACGCTTGTGCGAAAACTTAACGCGGGTGACTACCCTGGAGCTTGCCAAGAGATTCTTCGATGGAATCGGGCAGGCGGGAAAGTTGTACGAGGACTGGTCGTCCGCCGTGAGCAAGAACACCGGCTTTGCGTGGGAGAGTCCAAATGATGTGGTTATCTCCAAGGTTGTGGATCGCGACGGCCGCAGCGGCGGCCTTGATCGGCTCTCACTTGTACGCCTACACGGCGGGCAAGGCGACGGTCAAAGCAGCCTGGGATAAAGAGACGGCCGCGCAGATCCGCGCTGCCCTGGTGGCCGAGCAGGCTGCCCGGGCCAAAGAAAAGGCCCTGATTGATGAAAAGGCAAAACTGGAGAAAAGCTATGCCGACGAAAAACGCAAGGCGGCTGCTGCCGCTGCTAGCGCTCGCAATGAGCTTGACCGGCTGCGCGCTGAAATCAAAGCCGCCGCTGATCGTTCAGCCCGCGCAAATCCCGCCACCCCCGGCCGAGCTCATGGTCCAGCTGCCTTCCCAGAGCTACTCGGAGAGTGTGCAGGAGCTCTTCTCGAAATGGGGCAAGAGGCTGACCGACTCAAAGGAATAGCCCAGGGCCTGCAGGATTACAGCCGGAATGTCTGCCGTAATTAAGGACGGGACAAACCAATTGTATGT